GTTGTAGTTGATGCCGAAACTCGAGAACAAGATCTCGTTCTTGTCCTTCGCAAGAGTGCCTTTGAGCGCCTGCTCGGCGTCGGTCGTGCTCATGCCGCCCCTCAGCACCAAGCTCCAGAACGTAGTGTTGTACAAGTTGTTGATATGACAATCCGCTTGCCGCCAGCTAAGGTAGTCGCGTAAGATCCGGCGCTTGGGATAGCAGACGCAACGCCCGTCGAACGTCGGATACGGCCTTGTGAGTGGGAGATCCGGGAAGAAAGTTGCCCATGTTCCGGTCGCTGCGCGGTGGTAGATCTGGCAGAGGCCGTCGGCGCGAGTACCGACGTACTTCCGGAGATGGGAGCGGCACCGGTACCAATCGTTCGGCGTTCCCCAGCGGATCTTGGCGGCGCCCTTGCCCTTGGTCCAGTACTCACGGAGCTTGGTGGCTCCGGGGTTCTTGGACGGTGTGCTGGCTCCGGGTGGGCCAGCCTTGATGCCGTACATGACTTCGGCAGCTTCGATGGCAACAGCGCTGTCAGACACCGACAGCACCAGAGACTTCATCAGCAGCTCTTCGGCCGTGTCGTGCTTGGGTGGCTCTTCCGAACCCTCAGGGGACGAAGCGATCTCGCGAAGCAACGACTTGTATCCGTTGGCCGGTACTGCAAGCTCGGCAGTGTCGGTGTTGTATGCCTGCCAGTCGATATCACCGACAAGACCGTTGCTCACGTTCTTCAGCGGAAGGTGGTTGTACTTGGCCTTGTCGACCGGTGTCTTCTCGGGCTCGATCGGGAAGTCGGTGTAGGTGCTGCCGATGGCCACCCGGACGCGGTCGAACTTGACCTCCCCCCGATAGGTCAGAGCGTCGATGGACACAGCACTGTCGTACCCGGCCGTGATGTGGGCGATGAACGGTGACCGCTGGCCTTGGTACGGGCTCCAGTCGCCCATCATGTCGACGTGGTTCAGCACGCGGATCAGCGAGTCCCGGAACTCGGGGATGAAGTAGCTGTCACCCACCAAGAACACCTTGGCGTTCTGGCCCCCGAGCACGCCACACCCGATGACCTGAGCACTGACCTCGCGCATGTAGCCATGGGACGCAACAACTGCAGCCACCTGGGCTCGGATGATGTCCCGAGACGCTTCGCCCAACTCGACACCGTAGTTGGCGTAGTAGAGCGTCAGGTGCAGGTCTTCGACGGGGTCGCCACCGCTCTGAGACAACGCCTGAGCCGATTCTGACGTTGGCACCAGGGCGATCATCATCCCAGTGCTCGGAGAGTCAGGGTCGTCGTTGGAGTTGATGTAGCTGTTCGGCAGAACCTTGGTGTCCGACGGCGACTTCTCGCGTTCGGCCCAGTTCGGGCGACCCTGGTCCTTGGGGTCGTTGCTGGCTGCGATCGGAGCACCGATGGGCAAGTCGTAGCGGCGTGCTCCGGCCTCGGATCGGACCCTCTTGCTCACCATGATCTTCCTGCCTGTCCGTAGAGGATGTTCTGGATCTCCTTGCGAACAGGAGAAATGTCAGTGGTGCGACCCGACGTGTAGTTGAACACGGCTCGGGCAACAGCGACGTAGTTCGTCCCGTCCTGAACGCTGGCGACGAGAGCTGGTTCTAGCGCTCTCTGTTGTGACACGCGCCTGCGAGGATCAGTGCTGAACAATGTCATAGTGTTGGTCCTTCTCTATATTGGTGTTATTTCAAGCCAGCAACGACAGTTGATGACTTCACTCAACGGGGCATCGGGATCTCCGGGATACCTGATCGACATGCCCTTGACCTTGAACGCGTTCCGTGTGTAGATCGTTCTTCCGTGCAGCTTGCGGTGCGTCGCTCGGACTTTCTTGTCTGTCTGGCTGTGCCACGTCTTGCGGAATGAGCCCAGCCGCTCAGCCACTGTAACTCTGGTGCTTTCCACAACGGCGGTTGTGAGCTGGATGGCGAATGACTCCACCCACTTGGCCCGGCGAGTCTTCTGACCTCGGACTTTGTCCTTGATGTCTTCCAGACTGTTGTTGTGGCTCTCTGCCTCTTCGATGATGTCCTCGACAACTCGTGACTGCCCCAGAGCATTGCGCGTGACCATGCTCGTCATCGCAGTAACGATTGCAGTGACATCTATCGTCTCCGTGCTCATGCCGTAAGAAGCAACCATCTTGCGAGCTTCTTCTGCAGCGGCTGCCTGGATGACGTCGTACAGCGTGGTGGTGAGATCGGTAGCCCACCGCTGCTGATCAACCACGTAGGCGCCGGACAGCACCTTGGTCACGATGGGCTGGCTGCCGTCGTCGGTCTTCCAGTGCCGGGTGAGCTTCCGAGCCTTCTGGTGCCCTAGGCGAGCCACCACGGTGTCGATCTGCCGGTCTGACCAGGTCTGCACCTGTTCGGTGATCTGCGCTTCCAGCGTGGCTCTCACGTCCGCGTAGGGGTGCTCCCGGTGTACCTGGGTACAGCCTCGATCAGACTCCGAGTCATCGGCCTGGTTGGCGCTCTTGTGAGCCCGGGGCCGCTTGACCAGACGCGAGTTGCCGGATCGGTTGGGCAGACGGCCAACTTCACCCTGAACTGCTCGCAGATCCTGCTCGACACGGCGGCTGGCAGCGTCACTGGTGGGCGTACGGGCCAGGGACCGCAAGGTTGCCCCCGCACGCTTGCCTGGACGCCCTGCGACGAACCCAGGGCCTTGGAGCGGCCGATCAGCGTCGTCCAGTGCGGCGATCTGGCCCTCACTGTTCCGGGTGGCCTCTTCGTCTGCCAGCTTGGCCTTGACGGCAGCAATGGCGTCGACATCAGCCTTGCTGCCCACCGTGATGGTGTTGACGGCGGCGAAGTGCAAGACCCGAGCCTCAGGGGCATCGATCTCCGGTTGCCCCGTTTCGAGCAGGTAGCTGTTGATCGTTCGGACACCAGCCTGGACCTCAGCCAGCATCTCGGCGGCGCGCTCTCGCCGGGACGCCTGCAGCGAGTAGATCTGCCGGGTGTCGTGGACCAGGTAGATATCGTCGTCCAGACCACCGGGAGTGAGCGCGTCGAAGTGGTTGCAGATCGTCTGGCCGATGTTGAGCAGGTTGTTGGTCCAGAACCCCACGTCTTCCGCGTCTGCGTTGTCGAACGTTGCTCCGGTGGCATCACCCATGACGGACTTGGGCACACCGAACGCCAGCATGATGTCGGCCGTGGTGTGGGCCAGGGTCTCGATGTGCTGCGCATCCCGGGGGTTGGTCGACAGGTCAGCGACGTCGACACCGGCGCCGTCGATCACCGTGGTCCGGCCAGCACCGCCGTAACCACCAGAGAACCGACTGCTGAGCTTGTCAGCGTCATCCGGGTTGAGATCCTGGACGGTAATGAGCATCCCGGGTCGGCCATCGTTCTGCAGGAACTTGTAGTTGAACAGCCGGGCCATCCAGTCGGTGTCGACCGTGATTCCTGCGGCTGCCAACGGGGTCATCTGCGCGTAGATGTTTGTCGGGTGCGGCTTCAGCTTGATCCACAGCACCTGCTCCGGGTCCAGCTCTGCCACGCCCTGACCATTGCTGCCCGTGATCTTGTACTTGGTGACGTACTTGTTCGGGTCATCGGTGAACGGCTCGACTCGCGATGGGTCAAGAATGTGCATCTCTGCGATGTCACCGGAAGCAGATCTGGTCAGCTCGATGAATGCACCCTTGGTGGACAGCAGAAGCAACGAGATCAGTCGGTAGCGGAACGCCGAACCGAACTCGTAGCTGCTGGTCTTGCGGTTCAGGATGCGATCGAGATCGGGAACCTTGACTCGTGGGGCGAAATCACCACGGCCACCCTTGCGGAAGTCGATGTCGAGCCCGGACAACTTGGTTGCGATGACGTCGACACAGCGGAAGACGTACAGGATTCTCTCGTAGTCCTGGACGGAGCGGGCGGTTTCTCGGCCGGGAGAAGACCCGGTGTAACCCCCGCTCCGTCCACCAGTGGCCCGGGAAGTGGCAGTCTGAGATGACGAGTTGTAGCGAGGCCCCGAACCAAAGACGTTTCCCCACAGACTGCGTACCACGACTGCCCCGCTCCCTGGCCGATCAAAACCGGACCATCTGGTGACTTTGGGCCAGCTTACGACAGGGTCTTGTTACATCAGGTCAACGCAAGGGTGATACCCAGCAGGGCCAGCACCACTCCGAATACCAGAACCCCCACCCAAACTCCGAACAGACCGACCGTTCCGACAATGGCGACGATGACCCCAAGAGTGAAGATCAGCAGGCTGATGACGTCCCGGAATACCGATCGAGTGGCTTCTTCCGGTGTGTCGCTGTCCGGTCGCTCTCGGCGCTGAGCGTTCTCCACGATGACCTGGCTGCCATGCTGGCGAGCAACGCCCACTGCAGGCTGAGTGCGGCTCCATGGCCTACTTCGACTCATCGATCTCTGCCTTCCACAGCTCGTCTTCGAGATGGGTGATGGCCATGTCGATCGCCTTGACCCGGTCCTGCGGGTAGAGCGGCGCCGTTGTCAGAACGAAGATCTGCTGCATGGCTTGGGGCAGGTTGTAGCCCGGCGTCTTGTCGATGACGTACTGGAACTGAAGGGCCACGGTGGACGGCAGAGCGTGACGCCGGTACAGCGGGCGAGCGTCGTTGAGATACCAGATCGCCTTCTTCAGATCCTCGATCTTCCGACCCTTGCTGTCGGCACGCCAGATGTATTTCAGTGCATTACCGAGATCGAAGTCCATGTTCCTGGTGATCTCGATGCACTCGATCCCGCTGGGGTGGTCTTCGTAGTGCGGCGGGTGGTTCACCATGTCGGTCATGTGTAAATCCTTGTCTCAGGTCGCGGACTTGACGGCGATGGAGAAGATCTCCAAGCGGTTGACGCGGTTCAACGGGTACAGCAAGGTCTTTGTGCCGGTGGCCACAGAGCCCGTGGTGGTGGTCTGAGTGTCGACTAGGTACTCGAACATCAACACGTTGTCCTTGGTCGTGAACCAGAGCACCCGGGAGAACGGAATCCTCATCCCGTCGGTCAGGTACAGCTCGATGCTGTGCATCGTCCGGGGAGCCTCGGTGGCCGGGGCAGACCCTGCCTTCGGTACTGGCTTGGCCGCAGCGGGCGTAGAAGCACGAGTACGGGTCGTCGGGGGCTTACTCGCCGCCGGGGGCTTCCTGGGCTGGCTGGGAGCCTTCGCCGTGGTGGTCTTGGCCGTCCTGGCGGTCGTCTTCGGCGGGGCGGGCTTGACCGGCGGCTTCTTGGCCGTCGTCGTTGCTCGGGGCTGCCTGGGCTTCGGTGCGGCCTTGGTCGTGGCTGCCTTGGTCGTTCTGGTTGTCGTTGCGCTCGATCGGGGTGCCATCTGGGTTCAGACCCTTCTTCTTGTTGACGTTGATCCGGTAAAGCCTCTTCTTGTACTCACGCATTGGCACCAGGCACTTGTCGCAAAGCTTTTCCCTTGCTGACTGATGGCGCTTGGCTCCGACCAGAGTCCCACAAACATCTTTTGCTCGCACATTCGCCCAGTGCTCGGCTGCCGGTACGCCACCAGTTGACTTGTAGTAGTTCGCTCGGGAGTACTTACGTTGCGCTTCTCGGCACAGGTCATCAATCGGCTCGCCACGCTTACGATGCGCCGCGACTGCCGCGTATTCACCACACGGGGGTCGGTTGGCTTCGTACTCGGCCTTGCGCTCGGCCATGGTCTTCTGCCCACGGCTTTTGCGGAACTGAGCGTTGTACTCGTTGTTGGCGACGGTGCACTCGTCACAGACCGGCACCTTGTAGCGAACGTGCGCCTTGTACCCCTGCAGAGTGCCGTGCTTGTCCTCGTAGTCGGCCATCGTTTTCTTGACGCCGCCGTTGTGGTGAGGGTTGGTGCGCTTGCGTCGCTCTTCTGCAGGCAGAGCCGGGGTAACTGGCCCGGACACCTTCGGCAACGGCTGCCCTGCCCGGCCGGACGGCTTCTTGACCTTCGGGCTCGGCTTGGGCTTGTTGTCGGGGAAGGTGGACTCTCCAAGAGGACGACGGAACTCCCTGGTCACCGTCGGCAAGATGGTCAGCACGGGGTCCGTCTTCGGGACTTCCATGTACATGACGATCTTCTCGACACGAGCAACGCTGATGCCCAGCTCGTCTGCGATCTCCTCTTCGGTCAGACCCTCATCGAGCAACGCTTCGACGCGGGCCTTGACCTCGGCGGACTTGCTCAAACTCAACGGAAATCCTCTCGCGATACGGCATCTGTGCCTCGATCATCGCAGTCGTGTACCACACCTGCAACTAGACAATGATCTTACTGCGAGAGAACGAGCGGAGAGCGTTGACAGCCCCGGCCACACCGTCCACCTGGTCGTCGTTGACTCCGTACGGGAACACAGACGCCTCATCCATGAAGTCGACGTTCCACTTCGCGTCCACGAGGAACACCTTGCCCGCCTCGGCCAAGCTCGACAGAGGGGTGGCTCGCAGCTCCTTGGACGTGCTGGACTTCACCGGCTTGACTCGGTACCCAGCAAGGATGTTGCGCCGGTAGTGATCCATCAGAGACAGGCCAGCCGACCCAGGCTCCTGCTCCATGTAGATCATCACCTTGTCACCGTCCTGCATGGCGGTCCGGGCCACGGCCTTCTCGACCTCGTGCGGGGTGAGCTTCTGTCGGAAGATGTCGGTGACCCAGTAGACGCCATCCAGCATGGCCACCTTGGCGCCCACTGTGTAGTCGCCGTCGACCGTGGCGGCGAGATCCCAGAACCGAACGAACCGAGCACGAGACGGGACGTCAGCACGCTTGACGGACGGGAACCAGTGGCGCTGAAACATGTTGCCCGCTTCGAGCACGGCCCAGTCGCCGTTCATCATGCGCTCGCGGTCGACCGTGCTCAGCTCGGCCAGCGAGTTGATGTACTCCTGCTGATCCAGAGAAGGGTTGTCGCTGATCTTGGCCGGGATGAACACGGCGCTCTTGTGCCGCTTCTCCTTGTCGACGTAGCGGTCCCTGACCCACGCGTGGCCGGTCCCGCCGGGGTTGCTGGCCGAACGCATCCGGGTAGGGACGTCGAAGAGCCTCAGGCCATCTGGGGCCGGTTGGTACTCATCGAGCATCGCGTAGTTGGGGACGGCGCGCTTGCACCGGACCCCATCACCGATCATCGAGCCGCCGCCGTCGTGAATCCAGGCCCCGGAGTACTTGTGCCGCCGGAGCTTGGTGTCGCAGACCATGCAGGCGTTGGTGGGCCGACGGAGACGGGAGAAGAGGTACTTGTAGTCCTCTTCCAAGAACTGCGTTACCTCATCGAAGCCCACGTACTGAAACGCGGCACCTTGATAGCGGTACTTGTCCTTGCTGGTCTGCAGGTAACCAAACGTCAGTCGTGCACCAGACGGAAAGCGCCAGATACGCCCACCATCGATGGCCTTGGCATCCGTGCCAGAAAGCCAGGACCGAGCACGGTCCATGATTGCTTCAGGAAGGATCAGATCCTGGTAGGTCTTCCTCAGGATCAGTGCGTTGTAGCCCGGAACATCAACATACTGGAGAGCGGCCATCAACAGTGCGTCAGACTTGCCACCACCACCCGCACCACCGAACATTGCTTCTCGGGTGTCGAGGCCCAAGAAAATCTGCTGCGGCGGGTGCGGGACGTGAGGAACGTACTTGTCAACCATTCGAGGAGTAAGAAGCTTGTTCAGCTTCGCAAGTTCCTCTTCAGACATCTTTTCCAGGATGTCTGCCGAACTCATTGCCGACATCTTGACGTTTGCCATGAAGATCTCCCGGAGCGTTGTTGATAACGCCCCAGTGTAATCAGTAGTTACGCCTGCATGGAGTAGAGCGACAAATCATCGATCTGGTTCCAGGTTTCGACACGGCTGCTGGCCTTGGCTTCGTCGTCCCAGATGAGCCAGGACACGGCCACGCTGGTGTCGTCCGGCTGGGGGCCGATGCTTTCCGATGGCTCGACCACGGTGCCTCTGGGGACGTTGGTGACCGACAGAAGCTCGGTCTTGTGCCGGACCTGAGTCCCGATGGGCAGAGTGGAGACATACCCCGGCTCCATGGGCTCGAACTCGCTGGGGTAGATGATGTTGAAGCGGCTGGACGGGCTGGTCATCGAGGCTCCTCGGTGTGGGGACAGCAAAGCGCGAGCACCAGAGATTCTAGTGCTCGCGCCTCGGGCCGGATGGTTCGAGAAGATCAGGTGCAGCCCACCGCGTTGCGGCAGTAGAGGATCGGGTACCCCGAGTTGGCCGGGGGGATCAGCTTGAACCGGGGAACGCTCGGCCGGATGTCACTGACCGGGTAGGGGGTGATCCGGATGGCCGTGACGGCGCCCGGCTTCTTGATCGGCCAGATGATCGGTCCCTGGGTGGGCTTGTAGCCGCCCCACGCCGGATACCCGGCCGTGTACAGGAACTTCTCCGAGACGGCACGCGCCTCGGCCTCGGTGGTGGCCACGACCAGCATGTACTTGTAGCCGCCGACGACGGTGCCCGGCTGCTGCAGGTGCCACTGGTAGTACATCCCCGGGATCAGACGGGGCTGGGTGACGCCGCCGACGCCGGACGAGCTGCCGACCAGGGGCGGGTTGCTGGGGCTGCCAATGCCGGGTCCGGAGAGCGGAGCCGCGCTGGCCGGAGCACTGGCGAACAGAGCACTCGCCATCAGCAGGAGACCGGCGAGCAGGACGGTGATGGCACGCTTCATCGTGCGAGTTCCTTTCGGGACGGCCGGGCTTTTCTTCCGGTCCATGTGAGTAGATCTTGAAACAGAGGAGAGATCAAGCACTAAAACGTTGCTCAGTGTCTGGGCTGGTTGAACTCCTGCAGAAACGTGATTGCTCCGCCCAGCGACATCAACGAGGCGATGACGATGACGCTGACCGACTCGAAGTTCGTCAGACGGTGCTCCATGAACCCGTAGACGTAAAGCGCGCCGCCGATCACGAGCATGACCAAGCCCAGTAGTGCCATCTCCCCGGACTTCACGCGCTGGCGGTCGGCGGGATGTCGCGGACCTTCAGCTTGGCCATCCGACCGCTTGGGTGGTGCCAGACGATGCCTTCCCAGCCCAGAGTTGCGGCGTAGGCGACCACATCGATCGGCTCGTCGTAGTACATCGGAAGGCTCGGCGCGCTGGCGTGCTCCATCAGCACGTGCGACTCCACCTGGTCCAGATTGCCGTTGATCTTGGGGCCGATCAGCTCGTAGGTGCCCGGCTCCCAGACCGTGTTGTTGGCCACCGCCTCGGCATGGAGCTTGGCGAACCCCGAGTTCTCGATGGGCTCGTATCCGGTCTTGTTGCCGGTGACGACGTCTTCGTGGACCAGGAAGAAGCGTTCGGGCTCCGTACCGCCGGGCTTGACGTCGCGCCGTGCCCACCAGAGCCCGAACTGGTCGAGCATGACGCATGTGCCGTTCCACTTCCGGGTCGGGGTGCCTTCACCCAGGAGCACCCAGTCGCAGCCGGGGGAGATGTGGGACCGATCCGGGACGACGAACTTCCGGTCCTCGGTGCGCTCGTAGACGGTGGGGATCTTCTGCACAGCAAACTCCTTGCTAGTCGCTGACGTCGTTGCGGTTGCGACGACGACGGTTCTTGACGTGCTCGACAACGATGCCCAGCGTGAACGCGATTGCGATGGAAACCACGAAGTATGCGACCATCCACCACTCCGTGCTGCCGATCTCGTGCATGACGTGCTCCGATCAGTTGTGGGGCCGACTCGAACCGCGCCACTTGGTGTTGTACCGGTACTGACGAGCCCGACGCTCGTAGCGGTTCCGGCGGGCACTGATGTCCCACTGAGCACGAGATTGGGTCACCACCAGGATCAGCACGATGATGATTGGCCAAGCTACCCATGGGCTCACTGCGGTTCTCCTTGTCGGTGTGTGTAGCACTGACCGTACACTAACATCTTTGCTTTGACTACTCCGTCTTCTGCGCCTCACCGGGGCGCCCGGCGAACCAGACCGCTCCCAGGTAGGCGGTGAACCACAACACGACCTGCACGAGTGACGACATCGTTGTTGCTCCTCTAATCAGTGGTGTCGGCGGCTCCGCTTGACGCTACTCCGAGGCTTCGACGGTGTCCCCGTCTCAGACCGCACCGTCTTCATGTACTCGTCGTACCGGTCCAGGCAGTCCCCGCAGCAACAACCGTGGTCCATGTGACCAGCCAAGGTGCCGTGGATGAAGTCGGACTGCCGGGTCTTCGCCAACCGGGCAGCACGCCGGGCCTCGATGTTCCCGATCTTGACCCAGTTGACCTGCTTGCCGTCCCGAATGATGTCGCTCATGACCAGATCAGCGCCAGGATGAGGACGACCACCGCCATGACTGAGATGACGGCCAGCGCTCGGTTGCGGTGATACCGCTCGAAGTACGCCTTGTCTTCCGGTGACTGTGGACCGTACGTCACGACTTCTCCTCGTCGTCAGGCAACAACGTTGCGTGCAACTTGATTCGGGCAATCTGGATGCCCTCGTTGAGTTTGGCAGAAGTGTGCATAGCAACCCGCTTGCCCATGTTCCACAACTCGACGGTGGTGTACTCAACACGAGGGTCATTGTTTTCGATGGCTTGCTGCAGGCGTAGCGCTTCCGCTTCTTCTGCCAGCCGTTTGCGCTTTGCTTCTACCGCTGCCTTACGTGCTTGCGCATAATCAGCAACAAGCTTCATCTGCTCGACTTCAAGCTCACGAAAAGTGGGCTTGCCGATGAGGGACTTCGCGGTATCCCACAAGCTCATACTGAACACCAGCTCGATCATGGGTCCGTACCAAAGCCGATCTTCTGCCCCAAGAGACAAGTAGTTCAACAGCAACCACTCGTCGTCTGTGATAGCTGGCCTAAACAACACTCTTACTTGTTCTTCTACTTGCTTTTGCTTTGTGGCAAAGTTCTTGTATTCCTCGACAAGCTCTTGGATGAGTCCAGGCGACTTCTCTTCACGACGTCGAGAAATGATGTAGCCCGCCACCCCAACGATCAAGGTGAGCATGGTGACGGCCCACATGATCCAGCTAACTGCGCCTTCGTCCACTACAGCTCCTTACTGGCAGGCGTACGAGTTACGCAGACGGGATGGACTGGCCCAGCAAGTAGGCGTCGACCTGAGCCGGGTTCAAGCGGGCGAAGTCCTCGGCACTGTTGACGGTGACCGGGGTGGGCTCGTTCTCCGGGTTGGCCTTGAAGTCCCGGTACTTCGCAGCCTGGTCTGCCGCCCGCGCATCGTGCTCGGCCCGGAGCGTGGCGTTCTCGGCGTCCAGCTCGGCCACCTGAGCGCGGAGAGCGATGATCTGGGCGAACTGACTGCGGTTCTTGATCTGGAGCGCAGCGGCTTCCTGAGCGGCGTCTTCTTCGGGGTCGAAGCCGCCTTCCGGCTCGGACACCACGGTCTTGACGACCTGCAGCTCGGGAAATGACGTTGCGATAATCCAGGAGACGAAGCTGACCGCCTCTTCCTCGTTCACCCCGCCGATGGGGATGATCAGCGTCGGCCGGTCGCTGTCCTCGACCAGAACCGCACCCGTGAAGACTTCCAGCAGCTCGCGGAACGGCTTGAACGACATGTCCACCGGCTCGATGGCGGCGAAGTCCAGCGTCACGGCATAGTCGTAATCGCTGATCGCGTCGTGTGCTGCGATGACCCCGAGAACACCTTCCTTGCTGTTGGCGAACCCCATCATGTAGGGGTAGTCCTTCTCCCGCTCCTGGTGTACCTGCAGCATGGCCTCGGCGTTCCTACGCTGACGCGTCTCTTCCTCGTTCGTGTTCCACGCAGCCGCGATCTCACTCCGCTGAGCGGCCAGTCGCTTGTTGGCCCGGTTGATCTTGGCCTGCAGGGTCTTGGCGTCGGACTTCTTGCTGGTCTTCTTCGTCATGCTGGTTCTCCTCTGGCGATGTGTAGTGCATAGAACGACGTTCGTCTACGTTGCGTGGGCCACCGAGATTGTTGTCAATCAACCCTTGCTCTTATCCACCCGAACAGGGTCAGCAGAATCCAGCTCTGCGAGCAAACCCTTTGCTCTCTCGATGACGTACTTCTGACCCTCTTCGCTGATCTCTTCCCACGGCGCGGAGTCGAACCCCAATTGCTGAAACAGCTCCATGTTCATGCTGTGCAGGAAGTCGATCGCCACGTCCATGCGTGGGTCGTAGTCCCGGCTCACTTCCGGCTCGGGAGCAACGTCGTGCGCTTCCCCGGACGGCGGCAGGTAGGTGTGTGCGTCGGTCATCTCTTCACCCCAAACTCTTTGGCCAAAGCGTTGAGTACCGACTGAATCTGATCACGAGTCAGAAATGGGCTTCCTTGTTCCGAACGGCTCACTACGTTGAGCTTGAACCCCAAGTTGAGGGCGGTGTCGGCGCTGAGCAACGCCTGCCGCAGTGGGTCAGCTCGATGAAGAGCGTCTACCGCGTTCATGACCTCGGTGTAGCCGGGCATGTTCTTTTCCCATGCCAGCTTGCCGATCTGCTTGTTGCGCTTGACTTCAGTGCAGGTTTCGGTGGTCTTCTCTTCGAGAGTCGGCCCCCAGTACGCTCCGCAAGTCAAGCAACGAACGTCGTTGTCTACCGACGCCCAATCGTGGTCATCGCCGTTGTCGGAAGGCATCAGCGGTCGGCCACGTTGCCCATGCCGGTGCCCAGCGCCCCGGCGTGTTCCAGGATGGCCTGCTGCAGCCACTTCGGGGCCTGGCTGATTCGCTGGCCGCTCTTGATGCTGTTCCAGGACGTCCAGTAGGAGAAGACAGTGACCTTGCTGCCCTTGTACAGCTCGACCACCGGCCCGGACACCTTGATCATGCGGGTCATCTGACCGTTCTTCACCCCGTCCATGACGCGGACCTTGACGGGCTTGAACATCGCGCCCTTCTCCGGCCGGTAGCCCATGCCGTCCTCGTTGGTGGGCAACGGCTCGACGCCCTTGACGTTGAAGGTGACGGTGCGCTCGACACGCTCCTCACGCCTGCTGGTGACGATCTCGACGGGGGTTGCACTCTTGGTCATGCGTGGTCCTTTCGGGGAAGTGTCACCGACACCTTGATGGACAGACGTCCGAGCGTCAAACGCCCGGTGAACTGCAGCAACGGCTTGCTCTGTGACGGTAGCACAACATCGTTGCTCTGTGCTTCCTCGACCTGTGCGTCCTGCTGAGCCAGAATCTCGTGGGCGCGGACCACATCGCAACCCAGTTCCGCGAGTTCTCCGTTGCGTGATTCGTACCCACACCGCATGCAAGTGCGGAGACCGTCGTCGGTCGGACCCATCCACCAATGGCTCTTGTCCGAGTAGTAGTGGTCCGGACGTCCTGGCTCAACCGACTTAGGCTGCTCTTCCAGCTCGACGGCACGAATGTCGGCAGCCTGGCACACCCCGCACTCACAATCCAGATCATGCGGCTTGACCGTTTCGGGGCGCTTGCTGTTGGTGTCACCCTCGACACGGAACCCGGCCGTGTTCAACGCCCGAACGACTGTGTCTCGCTCAGGCAAACCGGCGGGCACCTTCACCGTCGGAAGGCCAGTACCGCCTTTGCACTTCGCTTGCGGGTACCGGGCCTTGTTCTTGCCGTCCACCGTCAGCAAGGCGTACCGGTGCCCACAGGTCGCGCAGACGAGCACCAGGTTGGACGTGTCGCTGAACACCCACTCATGACCGTTCTGCTTCGTGGTGATCATGTGGGTGCCACGCTTGATCCCCTCGTAGCGCACCTTGGCTGTCTGAGGGGTGGTGGAACGCATGTCCGGAGCGGGGTCCGGCAGGCGCGTCTCTCCGGCTCGGATCATGCGGTCGCGCTGTTCGTTATCGAGCAACACTTCATCGCACGACACCGTGGGGGTCCAGGTGACAAAACTCCCGTCTCGGTTGAACAGATCGAACCGCCACCCGCACCGGGAACAGACGATCTGGAAGTAGCCGTGGGGGCTCTCTCGATTGTGAGACTCCTCGTCGTTCCAAGCCCACTCGTGGCCCAGAGCATCCTTATGTCCATTGCTCCGGATCATCTTTTCCCCGAGCTGGTTGGCCTGAATCTTGATCTGCCCCGACAACGCCATTGCTTCTTTCTCGGTCGTCACTACTACTCCTTCTCGTGTTCCTGTGACGCGATCTTGGCGAAGCGGATGCAGGCCAGCCTGACTTCGGCCAGGTGCTGCGTACGGGTGACCTTGGAGAACGACGACCAGGCTCGGCACTTGCACACCGCGTTCCCTGCACGCAACGTCCCGGCGGTGATGTGGTGGCTCATCCGGGCCTGATCCCGGGTCATGCCGAACTGCTTGCCGCTCACTGAACGACGCTCTTGAACTCGGGGGCGTAGCCACGGACGATGTCGATGACCCACAGCGGCAGGTACGGCAGGTCGTAGTCGTCGTAGATGGACGAACCGGCCGGGATCTGCCACTCCTGCCGAACACGCACGGTCTGCACCGTGACGGGCTCTTCAGAGAACAGAAACCCCTCGATGGTCAGGATGTCGTGGGTCGTCTTGCGCTTGATCTTGACCAGGTCCGGGGTGAACCGCTGCGTCGGAACCAACGGTGTTCCCTTCGTGGTGTAGAGCGGGGTTTGCCGGACGCTGATCTCCACCTGCCGTGCTATGTCCAGCATGTTGATCTGGTGAGCCGTCAGCCGGGCTCGGGCGGCGTCCACCCCCTCGTCCCGGATGACGTAGCCACCACTGGTGTTGCCGTTCTGCTCGCTCATCTGCTTCTCCAACCGTTGTTCTTGTTGATGACCGCCGGTCGACGGCCCCGCCGCTATGTCTATGCCCTGTTACGCCGCGCCGACGCGCTATAGCCCAAAATTGAGCAATGTTATTGCTTTAACCCTTGTACTGCGGCAAGCTGCTCGTTCAGCAACGACACTTCGGCCCGGAACGTGTCGATGTCAAGGCGACACTGGTCCCGCTCCTGGGTCGCTTGCCGGTCATCGGCACGAGCCGCGTCCCGCTGCTCCCGGAGCTTGCTCAGTTCGGCCACCAGGGCGTCGTGTCCAGCCAGTACCAACATCCGCGTGTAAGAGGGGGTATGCCGGATCAGATCGACAAGCGCGGAGCGCATGGCATTTAGGTCCAGCTCGTCGTCACCCCGGGCTGGGGTCTTGTGGCAGGGGCACTCGCAGGTGTCGCCTGCCGGGTCCGAGCACTCCTCGTGGTAGCCGATGGAGCACTGCCGGTTCCGGCGGTGATCGTAGGGCTGACGGTCAGTGCCGTCAGCCCCGGTGAGCCGGTCCGTGTATTCCCCGTCGGTCTCGCCCGGTAGTGCGGGGGGCATCTCGGGTAAGAACCGGCCGCGCTCGCCGTCACCCGGCGTAGAGGCGGTCACTGTTCCGCCGCCCTCTCCCGCTTGGCCGCGTTGATCCGTGCGTACCGCTGCCGGGCCATCCGCACCGATTCCAGGTGGCTGCTGCGCGAGACAGGGTCACTCGCCTTCCAGTAGCCGCACTGACATACAGCCTTGCCCGAACGAATCGTGCCGCCGCGTGTGCAGTGGCCGCCTTCCGCCTGTGCCTGTGTCATCGTCATGTCACTCACCCTACGCCAAAGCAATGATGTTGCCTAGTTCGCCATAGAGAACGAAAAAAGTTTGCGGACCGTCCAGCCACTACATTTTGCCCCCTGTCAACGTCAGGAAGCACCCCCCCCCTGCTGGGGATGTCAAGTCACAGTCACGTCACGTTCGTCCTCGCGCTGTGCTGCCCTGTGCCGCATCGTCCCGACCTGTCCCGTCCATCCACCCCACCCCATCCCCCTAGGGGCGTAGGGGCAGGCTCAGGGGCCGATTCGTTCCCGTTCCATGCGCGTGCGCATCGTCCCATCACGTACCCACGTACCGCATACGTACGTCATTGCTTGTCAATGAGCCATATGGATGACCTCTGTGTGCCCCATAGAGCAACGATGTATGTGCCCTGGTGTGATGCCCTAGCCCTGCACAGGTGGGGCACACAGGCCCTCTCAGGGCGCCCCCTATGTGGGCATAGCAAAGACCCCGCATCCCTGGTGTGGGATACGGGGCCGGGTGTGGTGCCGTGGTGTGGGTACCTCAGATGCGTCCTGCGATGCGGTCCAGTGCGTACGTGCCGGGGTCGCCCTGCTCCAGACAGGGGCTCATCTGTGCGGTCCACACCCCGGTGCCCAGGTACTCATGGGCCGACCAACCACAGTCGGTGCCGTACTCGCTCAGGAGGGCGAGCGGCCCGAGCATGGTGGCGTTGCTCTCCCCGAGGATGCGCCGGACGGAATCGCTGGTGTCCCCACCGGCGTAGTTCACTGCGGCCTGAGACAAGCTCATGTCCCCGCGCCGGTCCTGCACCTGTGACGTGTCCAGGGCGGCGTGACAGTTGAACATGCCCTGTGAGGCGCACTCACCCGGGACGATGCTGGGCGTGCCGCTCACCGTGCTGGAGGGGGCGGTGCCGATGATGAGGGCCGCACCCACGGCGACGGCAGCGGTGAATCCGTACAGGGTGGGGGCGAGGCGGCTGAGGTTCATACACATAGACTAATGACCTTAGTCCCGGATGTCAAGTCCGAAACTAAGGTCATTGTCGGTCGTGCTGTGGGCTCAGAGAACGCGCTTCTGCAGGATGTATCCGGCCTCAGCGCCACTGTGCGGGAACAGCGTGTGCGACAGGGAGTAGACCAGGTGAAAGGCCATGTCCATGCCGCAGCCGTGGACCTTGACGCCACCGTCGATGTGCTGGGGCGCGTTGTTGTACAGCCGCGACACCAGGTGGCTGATGTCCCAGATGTTGGAAGACGGGGTCTGCTCGTCCTGGGTGATGACGTAGCAGGAGATCCAGCGGGTCATCCCCGAACGGCTCACGCGCTTGACGTCGGTGAACACCCGTACGTCGCCCTTGGCGAAGTGGTCCCGCAGGACGGACAGTGCCCGGTCGTAGAACTCCTGCTCGGTCTTCTTCTGCTCGACGGTCATGGTCATGATGTTTGCTCCGATCTGGCAACCTCAGGAGGGCTGCCGATTCTGGGTCTGGCCGGATGGCCAACACCAGCAACGTTACAGCAATGACGTTGCTGATGCAAGCCGAACGGATCAGGAAAGGGTGTTCTCTTCCATGTCCCGGATAACGTCGTCGGTGCAGTCCCAGACGTACCCGGCCGCGACAGCATCCGCCAGCCGCTCCCCGTAGACCTCAGCCAGCGTGGACCGCTTGACCCAGTACGCGGTCGGGAGGGCAAGGCCGGTCTCGATCTGCACGGAGAACTCGTCGCGGAAGTCCTGCTCCGGGTCACCCTTGATCAGCCCGGACATCCCCATTGCGGAATCAGCGAAGGACTCGTCCCCGTCTTCCCAGTCCGCCATGTTGTCGGCGTGGTCGCTGATCTCCGCAGCGATGTACTCCCGAGCGTGCACCTGGAGGGCGAACACCGCAATGTCGCCTTCCGGCAAGTATCCGGGGATGTTGCTTCCGGCGGTCCACACCACGTGGAGCCCGAGATCCTTGACGAGGTTGACGGTCATGATCTGTTCCGATCTAGGAGGCGGTCTGGGTGGCTCCCCGACCTGCTGGGTATAACACTACATCGTTGCTTTGAGCTGTGCAACCCAGCGGGCCGACAATGTTTGCCGACCCGCCGGGAACCGATCAGGACGTGGCGTACGGGTCCGGTCCCCACTGGGTCGGGTCGCCACCACTGGCCAGGAAGGCATCCCACGTCAGCCCGTAGTCCAGGGCCGCAGCGGTAGCCAACGTGTCTTCCTCACCGACACACCGGTAGTCCTCGCCGGAGTAGTTGTGGGTGACGTGCATGTCCCACACGACCGCCTCACAGATCCACTCGTCACGCGGGATCTCCTGGGCGTACTCGGTGACCGGCTCCTCGGTGACCGGAGCGGGTTCCTCAGCCACCACAACGGGCTCCTCAGCGGGTGCCTCAGCGACGATGACCGGGGCCGGGGTCTCGACCACCACGGGAGCGGGCTCCGGGGCCGCAACGATGATCTGAGGGGCGGGGGCGGGGACGTCCTGCTCGACCACGATGGCCGGGGGAGCGGGGATCTCGATTACCGGCGCCTCGACGGGAGCGGTCCACGTGAAGACGACGTGCGTGGCGTGGAGCAGGAAGGCAGAGAAGTCCAACATGGGGAGGCCCTTCGGTTTGCGGACTGAGCGGGTTGCTCGTCCTGCTGTCTATGACTGTACATCATTGCTTTGATGTGTGCAACCTCAGTACCCGAGATGCCCCATCGGGTCTTCCTCGCGCCGGTCGATCTCTTCGACGTACGTGATGACGCGGTCTTCCCCATCCTTGATCGTCTCCTTGATCCGGGCCGCGATGACGCTGTCGTCGATGGTCTCCCGATCCTTCAGCTCCCGGATGATGGCGGCCCGAGCGACGTCGTGCATGAACGCTTCCTCAGCCCCGTAGCGGTCGTCCTTGGACCGGACCACGGCGTGCCAGATCCCAAATCCGTCGGCGTACGTATGCATGGTGATGGCAGTCATTACTTTGTCCGTTCTGTGAGGCAGGGAGGGAATGGGGTGAGGCACCCCGGGCCGGGTGCCGACTCATCCGGCCCGGGGTGGTCTGGGGTCAGCCGCCGTAGACCATCACGCGGCCATCGTCAGCGACCATGATCAACGCGTCGGGGGAAGCGGTCCGGGCCACCCGATCCATCTCCCGGCCCAGGGACACGGACGCCGGGGACCAGCCCTGAGCCCACAGAGCGCTGTTCGCGGCCTGACGCTCACGCTGGGCACGGCGGGGGCGGGTGAACATGTCGGTCAGCACGTAGGCCACCCGGTACATCTCGTCGGCCGTGTCCCACAGGGCGTCAGCGACGTCCTGGTCTTCGCGCACATCGGTGTTGAACCGGTAGCCCATGTCCCGGACGGCTGCCGCGTCACTGTTGCGGACGTAGAACTCGACGTCGAAGTCCTCGGTGGTCTCGGTGATCTTGAAGAGGCTGACGGTCATTGGAGGCTCCCTGCTGTTCCGGACTGGCTCGCTGCCGTCCTGGTAACACCAGACTATGTCAGTGCTCCCGAATGTGCAACATCGTTTCTATGTGGCATAAGTCACAAGACAAAGACCTTGTGCTGAGGTCGCTGGGCATGGTACGCTTAGCCAAAGGACTTTGCTCCGCTACCCCTCCGTAAACGGAAGGGCCGACCCGACTGGGCCGACCCTGTTCCGCCTACCTCTGGCCGCTGGTCTCCCGTTCCAGCGTGTTCAGCCACTCCCACATGGCCCGTGCGGTCTCAGCGTCCATCAGAGCCCCATCCGTGCGCCGGTGTCGCTGATGGTCCAGACGTGCATCCCGGACCGCTGTGCGTCCCGCTGGGCGAGTGCCAGCCACGTCAGGTAGGCCAGGGCACGATGAACGATGGGGAACTCGACACGGGTCCGCGTGGTGACGGTGTCGACCGTGACGACAGATGACCGTGCGAGGCGGATCATGCGTGCACCTGGTTCGACCGCAGGACGGCGAGGGTGGAAGCGTTGCGCGGCTTGTCCGGGGTCTCGGGGCTTCCGGTCGGATCGGTCACCCGGTAGACACCGGCGGTCTTCGCATGAAAGTCGTCCGCGTCGGCGTAGTTGTAGCAGGACATCGTCGGGTCGATGGCGTACAGGAACCCGAAGAACCAGCCCCACGAGTCGTAGGAGGCGGCGTACTCGCTGGGGTCGGCACCGTACTGGCCGGTGTTCGGGCGGCGACGGTTGACGCTGCCGTCACCGGTGAGGCGGATCTCGTGGGCGTGGTCGTGGGTCCGGCTGCCGTGCAGAGCGCTGTTGTCCAGCGACACATTGCCGTGACCACCCTTGGAGGCGTACCGAGCTGCGGCGTGAAGCTGGTTGAACCCGATTTCCTTGCTGACGTGGATGCGCATTGCCGACTCCCTGCTGTTCGCGGACCGGGCCGGTGCCCGTCCTGCTGATAGGTACAACTATGTCAGTGCTCCAGAGCGAAGTCAAGTCATTGCTTTGTGGTCTGGATCACATGACAACGATGTTGCGTCATGGCCTGGGATCGACTACTGTTCTATCTATCGGCAGGACAGCAACCCGCTAGTCCGCAGAGAGGACATCATGAGCTACTTCAGTCGCCAGTTCGACAAGATCCGCAGCCTCGACCGGTCCGACGTTCTGTACTCGGTCAAGGTGCGCGGGCATTCCGGTGCCGCCGGGGAGACGCTCTGGCTGAACATCGACCGGTACACCTTCGAGAAGATCCAGGAAGCGATGCTCGAAGCGGAAGCGGCAGACAAGGGCTGAGGGGTCGAGGGGCGGGCCGGGAAACCGGTGCCGCCCCACTTCGGAGGCGCCCAGCTTCAACGGAGGCGAACGAACAGGGCCATCGGGTCACACCCCCTCCGGAACACATGCCCAATCGCTCAGAATCGCTCTCACATCAGGAGGCATGCACTGTCATTGCGCATGTTCAGTGTTGGGAGGCACTGACGTACACGCAGAGACAGGCGCAGGGCAGCCTCCGCACACCACGATGAGCGGGAATCTCACCTAGGAGTGGGAGGCTGCCTGACCTGCAGTGATGCTGAACTCCCTCCCTACAGTGGGAAGGGTCGATCTCCGTACTGATACGTCTCCATGTTCGGAGGATGAATGGTGATGTCGCGTCCCTCCGCATCCTCTTCGACCAACTCCGCATCGATGATTACGTCACCCTCGCCTCCGAGTTCATCCTCGTCGTGACCTGCATCGTTGTCACTTCCGGAGGCCAGCTCAGGAACGAAGTGTTCCAGCAACCCCGTGTTCCGGAGGGCATCGATGATGTCCGACATGCGCTTCGGGTCGGGACGAGCCATGACCGTCGAAGGTGTGGAAGCTTCGATCTGCGCTTCGTCATCCAGCATGGACTCGAACGCATCGAACTCCACCGGCCCGAGAACCTGGCGTCCAAGCTTCTCGAACTTCTCCGCAGCACTCGCGATGTCGACCAATTCGGAGCTGTCGAAGTCCACCATCGTTGCTTTCAAGATGGCTGGATCTACGCTCCGACCTGCACGGACCTCGTTTCGCGCCCACTCAGCCGTCTCTTCTCGGGCCTGAGCACTCTTCAGCATCTCGCCCATGCGCCGGGCAGAAAGACTTACACCGAACTGGGCCACGGACAGCACGTTGCGATCGAACGCGGTGGCTACGGACCTGCGCTGCTTGGCTCGGGCACGACGCAGCTTGTGCTCGTGGTCCTCTACGAAGGCCCGTCGTTGGACCATCCAGCGCTCCAACTGGCCCCGGTGGGACACTGTCCTTACTGGACACTGATATTGTTTTCCCAGGTCAGCGTACGTGGGCCACAGGATTCGGTCTGGATTTTCGGGATCAGACCACCCCTCAACGAACAGCCTTCTCATCTCTACCCAGTCGTACCTATCGCTAGGACGCTTCCTGACCGCCTTCTGACGCATCAGCGGCTTTCCTGGATCTGTAAGTCGTTGCCCCATGTTTTCGTCTCCTCTGGAGGGGTCGTGCAATATCGAGCAATCTCGTATGTTTGGGCTGCGCAAGTGCTGGTGTGCTCGTCACAGTATGCAGGAGTGATTCGGTAGGGCTGTGCAGGAAAAGCAACCTGAGTTCAGGTGAAGACAACCTTCAGGACAGCCTTGGCCTCAACCTGGCTAATTCGGGAATAGCTATCAGCGGATTCTCTACTGGGGTACCTATGGGGATACCTAGTGGGACTGAGAGGCTCTAAGGCCCGATTTTTTGGGCATCTGGGGTGGTCGTGACGGGTACGGGTACCTCGTGGCGCAGCGGCCGGATCACGGCGTCTGTGCACAGGGGTAGGTGGCTGCTGCAGGTGGCTGTGACAGTCCCGAATCAGGGGTAAGGGTAAAGCAATAACATTGCCTGATTTTTGGGCTACCGCCGGGCTGCGCCGACCACAGGTGACTCGGGCGGCGGCGGGGCTGAAGCAGAGGATGGGGCGGGGTAGGAGTAGGCGCGCAGAGTCGCCTCGTTCTTAGGCCCCGGCCGACCTGTCGAACACAAACCCGACAGCTACGACTTGCCAGCTCGGTATGCAACCTTCTGCACGGTGCCCGGCTGGGTTCTCCTACCCCGCTCCGAGCAAGGTACATCCTTGGGTTGACGTACGCAACCAACTGTATGATGATGCTTTAGCTAGGGGCTGCGGCGTCCGCCTGCGGCACCATCACGAGCACAGGGAGAGACCCGATGCACGAACTCGACGGCATCACGTACGGCGGGAAGCAGACCTACTACGAGATCGACCTCGACGTCACGAAGGGTTCATGGGGCGATGCCGCCATCGAACGGGCCCTGAGTACCGAGCGAGTGCGGGCCTCGATCGTCTCCGTCACCGGCAAGGACATTACGTTCCACGACGACTGGAGCAACCAGACCGGCTGCTGGGACCGTGCCAACGTGACAGAGGTTCGCCACAAAGACCCGGAGACGGGGCAGTGGAGAACCGTTCCGCTGAGCCTCGGTGAAGTGTCGACCCCGGCAGTGTCCCGAACCGAGAAGCAGGATCAAGGGGCGACAACCGTCTACAGCGGTAAGACGATCTTTTTCAAGGTCACTGTGCTGCCGGGCAACAGTCCGGGGAGCAAGACGCTAGACCATCAGTTCAAGGCGTGCCTGGTCACAATGGACGAGGCGTGGGTCAAGTTCTACAACCACGAGCAGGACGGGCCAGTCCAGTCTTGGGTCCGAACAGTCGTTAAGGACGTACAGTGCCTCAACCAGCTCACGGAGCGGTGGGAGTCTTTGGAGTGGGAGTCTCTGAACAAAGAACTTTACCCCGAATCAACCGAGCAGACTGAGGAGAGCGACATGAACGACAGGGTCAAGTACAGCGGTGATGAGGCCAACTACCAGATCGACCAGAGCTACACCGAGGGGTCGCTGAACAGCCCGGCGCCCACGAAGAAGCGAACGTTGTATGCCCGAGCGGCCGAAGTGGTCTTCACGGAGCGGGAAGTGGTGTTTCGAGACGTGCAGGGAAACCAGACCGGGCGTTACCTGCGGGCCGACGTCGTGCAGATCAGGCACGAAGACCCCGAGACGAAGCACTGGACGGTGCTGGAAGAGGACTATGGGCAGGACGAGGAGAGTGAGCCCGAGACGCCGCCGCAGGGCGAGATCAAGAACTACGGACCCCGAGAGACGTACATGCTTCGGTTCTTGGGCGAACACAACCGAGTAGTGAAGGACAACGTGTCCCGAGTTGCTGTCAGTGACAAGCACGTGGAGCTTTACGACGCGTGGGACAACTGCATGTCTTGGAAGAAGTCTGAAGTTAGCCACGTGACCCGGCTCGACAAGTCGGGGGAGTGGATGCCGTTCTGGTTCAACCCCAACCAGGTGGACTCGGCCAAAACCGAGCCCGCTCCCGAACTGACCAAGGTGCAGGAGTACGGCGAGAAGTTGCTGGCCAAGGGGGCGGAGATGGCCGAAACCCTGGGTACTCAGTTGCCCGAGGAAGCCAAGATGCTCATCACCCAGGGCACCGAGATCCGCATCCCGCTGGGCAAGATCGTTGTCCAGGATCTGATCGGGGCACTGAGCTACATCGATCCCCAGTGGGACGTGGAGATCGACGCTGAGACCAACTACCCGGGCTACCTGGTCATCACGGCTGCCCCGCGTGAACTCGCAGTGGACAAGAACATCAAGTACCGCCGATGGGTGGGCTGATCATCATGGGTGTGATGACGTGGCCTGATGCGTTTGCGACCGTGGCGTTCATCGCCTTCTGCGCGTTCTGTGCGTGGTTGATGTTCGGGCGGCGCTGACCCATGACGTTCAACGACATACTGATCGTGCTCTGGTACGCCTTCTTGGGGTTGGTGTGCATCTTTTTGCTCTGGCTCGTCCAGGCCATCGCTCGGGTCTTCTGGCTCTACTGGGAGATGGCCATCGGTGGGTTCGCGGGTCTGCGCTACTCCCGACGCATCAAGCGCGAGCGGCGGAACAAGCGATGAACCCGATAAACATCGGTGCTTTCGTAAGCATTGGGATGGCTGGGTTCACTTTGGGCTGGACGTTGTGCCTTGTGTCCGGAGTGTGGGAGCGCGGCTTCCTCACGAACCGGCAGCGTGCTGCTAAAGCTGCGTCAGATGCGGAATGGGCTCGTCGGCCGATGCCTTCTGGGTGGGTTGCTCCCCGAACTGGTGGGTACACCCCGAAGGTCACCGACAAGGATCTTGCCCCTGGCCCGCCACCGTCCGGACGGGGCTCGTCGTCTCTCGCGGCTACCGACAAGAAGGAGCAGTCCGGTGCGTGATTACAACCGAGATGAGTTGCGCAACATGTCATACGAAGATTTTCGCAGCCTGCCGTACGGAGAACTGAAGGCCCTGGCCCTGAAGGTCTTCTACATGCGCCTGCGTGAACTTCCGCTGTACCTGCTGTTCGTGGTCATCTCTGGGTTCTTGGCGAGCTTCGTGGCCAGCTTCATCGTCGCGGGCAGAGCAAGCTTCTTGCGCACGGTCGTTCTGGTCGTCGCGTTCTACTTGATCTACTCGTACTTGGAGAACAAGCGGTTGCGGTACCTCGACCGCAAGGGGTAGCTTCTACCTCAGCACTCAATCAACTCCGGTCCCTGCATCGAATCCTCTGTTGGGTTGGCCAGCACGATCGATCACGGTTCCAGTAATGAGTGTAGTCGTTGAGGGAACAGCGGCGAAATGAACGTGCAGCCAACTGCGTTCCGCAAGAGCCCGGCCTGGTCCAAGGGATAGCCCAATCCCCATGGACATTACAGGTCGGGCTTTTGTGTACCCAAAAGCAATCTCGTACGGGTGAACGTAGTTGCTCCGACCTAGGGGTTGCTGCTAGAGCGCCCGGCCGCTACAGTCGCGGCATGACCAACAACAACGATCGTAGTTACGACGAAGCTGCGCTGGCCGACAAGTTCCCGGGTGCAGTCCCGCCGGAGATGAACGGTGAGTCACTGTGGCGAGTCAGTCTGATCCTGGACTTCGTCAAGTACCCCAACCTGCGAGTACTTCGGCGCGAGTTCATCGTTCACAAGATGATGTACGTGCGCGAAAACGACGGGTCAGCAACTATCTTGCTGATCGGGGCCGACCGTCGATTCGCTGCGGCTGGTGTACACCGCGTGATCATGGCGCCTTGGAACGACGGGGACGACGGGCTCGATTCCGAGCCCAAGTGGTACTGGCCGTCTCGGTTCCCTCGCACCAACCCCGTCTCGGCCGACGAGTACCTGAAATTCGCCAACTCCGCGTTGAATGAAGACCCGAGCAGCGAGATCAGTCAGACCGTCAGCGGCCGTCGGCTACCGGGTGGGACTGTCCAGATCACGGCTGACGGGGACGGGTATGTCATTACCGTCCCCCAGGGCACCAAGGTCCAGGTGAAGTACACCTGATGAGCGACCGCTGCCCCTTCTGCAACCTGCAGGACGTCGATCCCCGGCTCGTGGCGTACGTCGGCCGTGACGTCGCGATCATCCGGCCCCTGAGGCCCGTCACGATGGGCCACAGGCTTGTCCTGCCCCGAATCCACACGGAGAACATCGGAACGTGCCCCACGGACGTTCTGGGGGTCGTCATGGCCACTGCAGGAGCACTGGTGAACGCACTGGCTCTGGACGGGCTCGACAGCAACGTCATCACGTCAACCGGGCTTGAGGCTTTGCAGACCGTCTTCCACTTTCATGCTCATGTGATCCCCCGCCGGACCAACGACCGTCTGGCGCTGCCCTGGCCTCAACCCCTGCAAGGAGCAAAGAAATGACGATGTCCTCTCCACTCGGGACTGGGCGCTACCTGTCTGCCCGTGAGCTGCGTGCCAAGAGCATCGGTGACAAGAAGTCCGGCGGCGTTCCGGTCACTGCTGAAGAGGAAGCGTTCGAGGCCGAAGTGCTGGCCGAACGTGACGCCCACGAAGCAACCAAGACCGAACCGACGCCGGTCGTCAACAAGCACCCGGCAGAAGATCAGATCTGGCACAGGATCGCCGGGGCTGAGTTCACTCCTGCGCAGGCGGCTCGGATCGTTCAACTGGTCCACTCCAAGACCAGGCTGAAGCCCTCGGCAGAAGAGCTGCAGGCCGAACTGGACACCACGCGTGAGGCGTTGCACAAGATGGAGCTAGTGTTCGGCCCGCTCTACTACGCCGGTGTGGCCTGGCGTGACTTGCCTGAAAGCACAGACGAAGGTGCGGCGACGAACGCGCTGGTCGGTGCGATCCAGGACGCGGGAGAGTACTTCGCCGACAAGGGCTGACTCACCCAGAACAAAGTTGTTGCTTTATGGGGGTGGGTGGTGGTACAACTATCTGGACAGGCCAGCCACCCCCACAAAGTAAGGACAGTGCCATGATCCTCGTGCTGAACTACCTCGTCCCCACACCCGGCGCAGACAACCGCGTGCGCGTCGAGAGCAAGAACATCGAGATGTACGGGCCGCTGAGCACGGGCGGGACACGCATCATCTTCCCCAGCGGCCGGGCCATCGAAGTCGAGCAGACACCGCTGCAGTTGGACGCGGCTCTCGACGCCATCATCGTCTACTGATGGGCAGCCTCACGCAGCTCCGTGCCCATGGTGACCTGTCGTCTTCGGTCGAGGTCTGGGCAGACGGAGCACAAGTAGTCATCCGCGACATCGACCCGGCGAACGGCCTCACCACTGACTCGATCCGGCTGACCAAGTCCGAAGCTCGGGCGCTGATGAAGGCACTCCACTCCATCATCAACGGCTGAACAACCACCACAGCCCCGGTTACCTTCCCGCAAGGGTTGGGCCGGGGCTGTGGCATATCTGGGCTACTGCGTGGTGCTGTCCGGCGAGTGCATCCTGGTGGCGTGCGCCCGAGATGCAGTCATTGCTGCGTCCATGTTGGTGTAGCTGCTGTTTTTACCACAGCAAGGACATTCCATAATCCACGGCTTCATGGTTCCCGGGCTCGCCTTTCGGAACCTGACGTGCACCATCGTCTTGGACTTCTCCTTGGCTTCTGCCTTGGCCCGAGCTGCTTCCTTGGCCGCTGCAGTGACGAGAGGAGACGTGGACACCCAGCCGTCTTCAGGAGTCCACCACCACATCTTGTTCAGGCTGGCCTTGCTCGTCAGGTGCCAGTACCCGCACATCGAGTCGTAGTACGCGTGCAGCCGGGGGATCTTCTCGGTGCCCGACGTCTTGTGCACCCTCGTTGTGTTGAGGGCGGCGAACAACGCCGTTGCTTCCGAGAAGTAAGCCTGCTTCTCCGGCGTGGCACAGAACCCGGGCTTGGGCTTCTGCAGGGGTTTCTTGCTGGACATCATGACGATGCTGCCGGTAATGCGCGGTTGCTTCACCATCGCTGGTCCCTCTCGTGCCGCTCGCAGAGGGCCTGTACGCCCCGTGGAGACATCCGGGCCGCGTTGGCAAGGGTCTGGAAGGTGTGACCCTTGCTACGCAGCTCCACGATCATCTGGTCCCGGTTCTTCAGCCACTTGCGCTGAAGGTCGGCAGCGTTGGTCAGGGCGATCAGCGACGGTTCGACCTTGGGCCTACTCACTCCGGCCACCCTTCCCAGTCCTTCGTGTCGTCCTTGTCCAGCCAGCGGGCGAGCAGTGCCCCAGCACCGATGAGTGCAGCAGAACCCAACAAGATCAACACAACTTCCATCACACGTCTCCACTGGATCGGTTGCTTGGCCAACATCGCGAACTCAGCCACACGCACCGAGCCGTCATCATCGATCTGCTCGACTATCTGTCGAGTGGTGGGGTCGACGTCGGGCTTACCGTTCTTCCGGCGCGTCTCGATGGTTCGGGTGACGGAGCGGGTGAGCCGGGCACGGTAGCGCTCCTGTGTCCAGACGTCAGCGTCAGCCGGGATGTGCGTCTGCTGGCCGATTACAACTCGCCCAGTGGTGTTGACGATGGGGCCGTTCACGAGCTGTGCCCACGTTGTGTCTCGACGGCTTCCAGCGCTGCAGACAGAGCAGGTGGCAACGTGCCCCTGTTCAAGAGCAGTGCAAGATCTCGCAGCTCTTCGAGGGTCTTACCCGCCAGCTCTTCTGCGACAGTCCGTCTTGGAACAACGATGTCGACTGCCAATCGGAGCTTCCGCACCTCTGTACGCAGATCTTCCAGCTCCCGCATCTGCTCGGGAGTATGCATACTGCCGACGTAGCAAGGTCCGGGGTGGTTGCGACTCTTACGGCACTGATACCAGCCGTGCCCAGTCGCGATGGGGCTCACGTGAGTCTGGCACTTGTCCGGGTCCGGCCTGTACCCGTTCATGCCGGACGTGTCGTGAGCGTCGTCCCAGTCCGGCCGTAGCCCTGGTTCGACAGCGGGCATTGCCTGTTCCCAAGCGTCGTCTTCGACTTGATACAGGTGCTTGCCCTGCGACGGGTCGATGTTGCTGACCAACTGCCCTAGCCGTAAATCAGGGCTGGCTTTCCACGCCGCACGGAGTTTGCTCACGATGCGATCTATACGGGCTGGGTCGCGCATCAGTTGTTGTCTCCGCTCGACTCCTCGTCGTTGCGCACCGCATCCTGCAACTCGGCCTTCAGCCGATCCAACAGCTCGGGGTCGGCAGCGGCACCGACGACCAGGGTGGGTTCACCCGGCTCGGAACCGTCACGCGGAATGCTGAAGGTGTAGAGCGCGGCCCCGGCGTCGAGCAAGGTGTCGATGATGTCGATGGGCGGGGTGTGGGTGAACTCCGGATCGAACTTGGGCACCTTGAACGTCATGGTCTGGCCGAACGTGTCCACACTGAGCTTGGTCAGCAGCTTCATGGTTGTGGCGTGGTGCTCCATGCTCTGCTCGTGGGACTCCGTGGGCTCCAGCAGGAAGGCCGGGATGGTCGACATCGCGAACTGCGCGTACTGGAACAGCGACGGGTTCTGGTTGAAAAGGGACCGAGCGGCCTGGAAGATGTGAGTCTCGGCCTCTTCCCGGTTCTCCATGTCAAACGCGTGGCCCACGATCTTGGCGACCGACTCGGCGTACGCATCCTGCTCCTCGATCGGAGCCAGCCGGAACCCGAACAGGGTGCTCATGATGTGCATGGTGTTGAAGTCCTCGGTGACCCACTGCTGCTTCTCGTCCGGCATAGCAATGTCCTTGTCTGGTTGTTGTTGTGTAGCTGGTTCATGTAACCATTACACGAGTTACCCCGTGCGTCAAGCGGCTAGAACAGCGGCCCGTCTCGGAATGCCTGGTGCAACTTCTCGACCTGGTCGGTGGCAGCTTCGTAGTGCTTCACCGTCAAGCCGTGAACATTGAGCAACGACTTGCCTACGGTCTTGTTGATAGCGTCCGCGTTGATAGCAAAGACAGTTGACATCGACTGGAAGCTCCCCTGCAGGGTGTGCAGCGCAGTACCCATTCGCCGGATAGCAGCGTCCCGTGGGTCTTCTGGGTACGAGTAGGTGGGCAGGTCTTCGAGGTTAAAGACGCCTTCCAGCGGGGTCATGTGCCGGGGCTTACCCTTCAGGTCCGTCGGCACCATCCTGCGTGGGGGTTGGCCGTGCCCGAGCCGAAGGGGTTCACTTTCGGTCGGCTTAGTCCTGAAGTACGGCTCCAACACTTCCGGGTTTGACAAAGAAACAGCTTTGGCCGGGTGAAAGCCGACTCCGTACTCATGAACTGACAGTGTGTCGAACACGATGGCGCGCTGCTGGCCGTACGAAGAAGCCTCGACGTACCAGATTGCTTCGACAACGACGTTGCCGTTGTATGGGTGCATGTCAAGGCCGAACTTATACAGGGCATCATCCACAGCAACGTCGCAATTCGGGAACGCCGAACGCAAGTCTTCAACGCCGAAACGAGTGCTGTATCGGTGCGCGTGCTGGAACAGATGCATGTAGTACTCCAAGGATGACCCCAGCTTCATCGAGCGAAAGAAGATGTCCGGGCGCCAGTACACCCAGCTCGCGAACTGGGCCTTGCGCCCCCTGTGCGCCGCGTCCCACATGATCTGAGCAGCTTCAGCGATGGGTACGGCGAACAACTGGTTCTGCACGTCTCAGCGCCCCTTCTTGTTGTTGTGCTTGGCGTCCTTGCGACGATCTGCTCGGCTAGGACGGGGGCCGAACAGCGGGTTGTTGGCAATGGCCTTCTTGCGCTCAGCTTCCTCGTCCAACATC